AGCTCCGGCAGTTCAGGCTCAATGTTATCAGTCATACTGTGTTCCTTTCTTTAAGGATTTTAACAGGAAACAGTGTGTTTTTAATCAATTTATCACTGTTTTAATGTTTTTACAGGAATATTCTCTGTTTATAACTCTTATACACTATATAGCGCCCTAACCTTCGGCGCTATGTCTAGTAAGTAGCAGCCCTTTAAGGGGGCTGCTTTACTATTCAATCAAGGGGCATAACACTGCGCCCCTATATCTCTAAAGGCAGTTTAATCGTTTTCGATATTACTGCCAAATACTTTATCGTTATTAAGACTGCTGTTCTTATTACTGTTAAGTCTGCTGCTTACCAATCTCAGCAGCAGCCCGGACAATCGCTCGGCGAGCGTACAGGTAGGGATCACCATGTTTCTGTTCTGATCCACTGGTAAGTTCTATAACATTAGCTGGACGTTCCACTGCACAGGAAGATCCTGCTATACTGATCCACATCTTCATCTTCACAGCAAGTCGGAAAGCTTCACCATCGTCTTCTAACGGGTTCCAAGAGTGATAAGTCTTTCCTGAGTAGTACATAGGAACCCATTGGTCCGGATGCCCGTCCCACTCAAGGCGAATACCTGCTGCTTTCGCGGCAAGTTCAAGTAATTCACGATCTGTCATCTCTGCTCTCCTTTATTAATCCTGTTACCAATAATATGCTGTAGTTCCTCTGTTGAGTAAGCTTTAGGGTCCTCCTCTGTGTAAATCGCCCCTGTCTGCATACCGAGTAATCCGGCCTTTGTAGCCATTTTCATGGCCGACACTACCTTATCCTCGTCCAACCAGAAATAAACGCTCCTATAGCCCTTAGAAAGCCTCAGAATGGCATCATCAGGCATATTGCTGCCCAACAGAGGGATACAGGGAGCTATCCTGGACACCTTAAGGGCTGAAATGTAATCCTCCACCACGATTACTGTGTCGCTTTCTATATTACTTATAGTTATATAGGGACGATAGCCAAGGGTAATTGACTTGGGTTTATCCTGGTCGAACAGGCGGTAACTGACACAGACAACCCTGCCATTCTCCCATAAGGGCATGACAAGAGCGCCTGTAGGGCCATCCCATAGCCTGGAAGTAAGGGCAGGATTCCACCTAAAGCCGCTCATCTCATCCCTGGTTAGCTCATACCTGTCTAGCCAGTCTGTAGCGACGGTAGGCAGCGAGTACTGCCACTGACTTGTATCGATGACCTTGACTGCCTTTTCGTTCGATTTACGGGGTTTTAGACGGTCTTTCAGCCCTGCCCCAGTAAAGGTAGAGCAACTGAAGCAATGGCTACTGTTGTCCTCATAAAAAGCTTTCGCGTCCGAACTTCCGCAACTTTCACAAGGCCCACTTCTGACATACCTGCTCATGCTACATGCCTCCAGATACGATTGTGTTTTATATCCCACACGGTTTTCTGGTCTATTCCGTAGTCCTTTCCGATTGTCCTCTGTGAGCGTTGATCATTGCGTATGTTCACTATGTCTTGTTCCGTGAGTTTCGCCATTCCGTTAGCCTCTCCTCGTGTCTCTGCTGAACGTTGTTTCTTAGCCATATCCCTCATGTTCTCCTGGTGAGTACCCAAGAACAGATGGTCGGGATTAACACAAGCAGGATTATCACACTTGTGGCAGACTGTCATTCCATGATACCCATCCGCTTCTGGTATCGGGCCAACATAGGTTTCGTATGAATACCTATGGGCTAACGTCATCTTCCCTTTGTTGTTGAATCTCCCATACCCTAACGGGTTCTTATAGGCAGTCCATATCCAGCAGCCCGGAGTAATATAGAACTTCAGTTCAAATCTTTCTTTAACAGTCAGTCTATACAAATACCTTTTGGGGTACTCATAATTCTTGTATTTACGTTTTGTCATTTTGTACCCCTCCAAAAGAAAAAGCCCCAATTAAGGGGCTATTAGTCAGTGCATTGTGGCTGTCATTCGTTCCAGCTCGGCCAATGCTGCTTCCTTGGACACCAAGATTTCTAGTGTCTCCCCTTGTTCGTTCCTTACTTCCCACAACTTACCCACTCGGACGGCTTTAACGGCCCTATGGTGGGCTTTCTCGGCATCTGATACCGGAGGGCCAACAACCTTGTTTGACGGGCTTACAGTCGCTTCTACAGTGTTCTGTACGGCCTTCTGTTCCTTCAGTGCCTTCATAAAGCCACGAGGGAAGCGCTGCATCAGGAAAACAGGCCCGTTCCCATACACCTTTTCATATTGCTTCTTAAGCCGCTGGGCTTCTTTCTCATCCAGGTCAGTTGTGGACTTGTAATAATCAATCGTCACCTCCACTGGTTCCGCATTGCTTTGGCCATACCAAGCCATCAGTTTGTTATCTTTCAGGGTATCCGGCAGGAAAACCACTGCATTACCTTCGTGATCCTTGCGAGTCAGGATGCGATCCATGATAAAACCTCTTTAAGTTAAGTTGAATTGTAAGACAAAAGACTACAGGTATTAATATAAAGGCAATTAAAACTGATGCCTTGAGTATTGTCAATAATATTTATTCTCATTTTATGCTCCCTTTGTTGTCTTTGTTACATTAAACCTGCCCATTCCCTTAGTTTGGAGGCAGGAAGGCCGGTCAAGTCATGCAAGGCAAGCAGCATATTAGTACTCAGGTTTTCCTTGCGCTGGCGGATATTGCAGATCCTGGTACGCTTCACTCCTAGGGCAATGGCGAGCTGATTGTCTGATTCCAGATTCATTAGCTCCAGCACGTGGTTAAACAGGGCATTTGGCCTGTAGTTAGGCCCTTCTGGGACTCTGCGAGGATATTTACCCATGTTCCCTCCCTTGATTGTCGATATTTACCAGGATAACCTCGAAACCAAGCTTCCTAATAGTTTCAATGTCTGACTCATCCAATGTCCTGCTACGTGTCAGCCTTGTAAAGAGCTTGGCGTTATCGTCGACTGGGTATCCTCTAGGAGTGCCACAGACGGACTTGAGTTCAATTTGTATTTGCATTTTAGTTAGTATCCCATTGCTTGTTGTTAGATTTATTCTGTCCTCCCCCCTGGTTTTAGTGGGTTTTCGGCTCATTTTCGAGTGTATCCTTTGTCTCGATCAGGACTGACAGTGTTTCCGCCATCAATACCGCCGTTTCCTTGTTGACGATGGTATTCAGGGCGAACTGTTGCAGGAGTTTTCCTGCCTTTTAATCAGTTCAATCAGTTCGGTTCTACTCTTCATTGTGTATCCTTTATAGTGTCAGGAAACAAAAACCCAGGTTTCCCCGTCATGGCGTACAAATGTGTACCCCCCAAAGTCCATATCACGCGCTACAACTTCCCAATCAATGGCACAACGAAGTTCACTTGGAATCTTGTCCATGTTGTGCATTTCGTACCAGTATTCTTCTGCATAGTCGGCAGGAGAGCTATAAGTTCCTCTGAATTCCTCTCTAGCCTCTTCGAGTGTGCCGTCCTGATTGACATGGGAACGATAAACCTGCATCAATTTCAAGTCGTCATCGGACAGTTGAGCGAGTTCAAACACTTCCTCTTCAATGTAAGACTCTCCGATCATTCCTTCTGGGATGCTCACCCAATCTTGGAACATGTACTCTGGGTCTGCTTCGTCCTTATGCAATTCTCGGCAAGCTTCGTAGAACTCTGATATGTCGGAGTAATCGTCAAGATCAAGCCATGCACCAGCAATAGAACCAGAAGCATACTTGCCATAAGTTCCCACATAAACGCGCATTGTAGACATGTTATTCTCCCTTGTTATTCAATGTTTTAGTGAAATCAGGTGCAGAGCCATCATAGTATGCAACCCGGAAGCTATGCCATCCGTCCGCACTAGCTGCGGAGATAACCAGGTCAATGTCTGCTTGGTTCCTACAACTAGAGGCGAGCAATTGTTCCATGTAACGCTCTGTTTCACCTTTAGCCAAGCCATACAGAAGGATTTGCTTTTCCATGATCTATCCCTTATTTAAGAAACCAGCCAAGTTGCCGACGAATGTCTTGGTTACTTTGCATCTCGATTGTACGTTCGGCTTCTCGCCTCAACCGCTCGAATGTCTCACGAATGTTTGTATGCGCAGCAGGAACATACTTAAATGCAGGATTGAAACAGTGGTTTTGTGGGTAAGCGCTTTCAGCGCGGCACGAACCTTCGGTTCTATAGTTATTCATTGTCAATATCTCCTTTATGCTCTAGTACAAGCTCACTATCACGAAAGATTGTTACAGACTCGCCAGAGGCACGGCCAATACCTTCTTTGCTTTGGGTTACATAGTCATTGAATGTGCTTCCAGCTTCTCGAAGGTCTGTTCCTTCATACACAGTGCCTATGTTACCGACGAATACAGTGTAAGTGCTCATGTTATTGCCCCTTTTACTATCGCTCACGCGGCCTCAGCCGCTTTTAATTGTTTGATAAGACTAATAAGTTGTACAGTGTCAACAGTACACATGTTATATCGAGCTAGTTGCTCATTCAACTGTCTTGTCGTGTTTAACAAAGACTCTAGACGTTTAAGCAGTGTGGATTGTTTCATTTGAAAACATGCACCACTTCAAATTTAGGCTGTAATGCCTCAATAGCGTCATTGATACCGTCCAAGGCAGCTCCGATAACAGACATGGCGTGTACGTTATACAGGGACTGTTCCGATTCAATTGTTCCATAATGCTTCTTAAGCATGGCTCGGTATTGCTCCAAATTATCCATCATGGAATCCAATTGTTTTTGTGTCATGCAAGTCATCTTATTTCCCCTTATTAATCGTTAGTTCGTTCAAAAGCCCACAGCCAGCCATTGATACGGATAAATTCCTGGTTATCGCTGTCCCAAGCCTTGAGTGTGCTATCGAGGTCTGTACCGGGCTTGACAAGGATAAATAGGTCAGCTTCGGGACAGGATGCCAAGTATCCTTCGGTGTATCCTTCCAATACTGCGATATTATCGGACATGGTTAATCCTCCTCTACCATCACGCCGAAATAGGCATAACATCCATCTTCTGCAAAACGGCTCCAAGTCTTATCAAGATGGACAGGCGCATTAACTTTAAACATTTCATCAGCAGACGCATGAAGTTCATCCCATGCAGTATCTTTAGCTTGCTCACTATCCATGTAACCAGACCAAGAATTAATTTCACTATGCAGCCCGTCAAGTACGTCCTGGTAGGTTGCATCACCATCCACAGGCACTGCGAAAACTTCTCCTCCAAAGCCATTGAAATAGTCAGGCAGGCAAGTATCGAGGTATTTAAGTGTAAGCATGTTATTTCCCCCTATTATTTATTCAACAATACACGCTGACAGACAACCTTACCAGTGATCCTGTTATACACTACCGCAACAGGACTACAGAACTTGAGCCATTCCATTGCTGTAGAGTAACGCCAGCAGATAATGCAAGTGCCATAGCTATCCAATACTTTATACATAATCAATCCTCCCTTAGTTGTTAAGCCAGTCTTGCAGCATCTTTTTAGCTTTCGGCAGAGACTTGCAATTGAAGTTCACAAGCCAGAACCCATTCTCATAAACACGATAAACCCATTCAGTCTGACAGAACTCAAAGGTATAAAGCTTATCGTTGATCTTGATAAATCCGGGCTTTGCTTTGCTGGCCATGTCCCTTGCTTGTTGCTCGATCTTTGCCACGTTATACATACAACCTCCCAATCAGTTAAAGTTAATCTTTGTGTAGTGCTCAACCAACAGAGTAATCAGACCATACTTCATATCCTCATCCGTCTTGATGCCAGCAGCATCACACAGAGTCTGGAGTTCACCAAAGCTCATCTCTTCAAGCTGGATATACAGATCGTCTTGGTAGTCTTGCTTGGTCATGATTATCTCCCTTAAGTTTGTTGAGTCAGTAGTGATATATTAATCCCATTCCTTTGCCCTTGCAAGCACAAAGACATTGATTGTTACTATCAATAAACCAGGATCGATAGCACAGAGATGATGCGAGCGGAGCACAGGTAGCGAAGCATCATATATATAGTAAGAGTAACAGCATAGACAAGACTACGCGCCCATGTTTAGGTGCGGATATTGTCAATCACGTTCTCTTCCCTTCCCAATTATCCGTCCCCTACCAGCTTTAGCTGGAACTGCTAACAATTCCATGCTTTGTAATAGATTATGCCAATCATCCAGGTAGCTACGCTATTTAACATAATGTCCCATTACGCGAAGTAGCACGCGCAGTGATAGGCGTACTCTATGCTGGCCGTAGGCCCATGTGCTCCAGGCTACGGACAGGGGGGGGGAGGGGTGTTGTGTGTTGGGTTGTTTGTGGTTGACAACCCTATGCAGTGGAGAAGTGGATATTGACCTTGTGGTATAAAAACAACACAAATTAGTGGAAATAAGACCTACTCATTTCATATAGTGAAATATATTACTAACTCCTTAGTCAGATAAATATATTTGCAGTATTAAGAAACTTTGGGGAACTTATTGCTTAATTTTGTTGTCGTATACAGTGTCGGGCAAGCTCTGTGTACTCCCACAACTTGTCTGGGGTGATCTGGTTGAAACATACCGTTCATTGGTAGTATCCCCGATCAGGAGCTAGGTGAATCTCCACGATAGCCGTAGCCTAGTTCTGTTAGCAGGGGCTTGAAGTGCTAACGACCAGCAACAGTAAGGAAATCTGTTGGCCTCCACACACGGAGGAAAGGGTACTGAGTACGGGCAGGGATGTAGTAACAGACTAAGTAGACGTTGGCAGAAATTGCATGCTTGGCTGTATCTCTGTAGGCTGGCTAGCCTGGATGATTGATAGTATGTGCTGTAGTAGTCCTAGGGGACTGTTAGCACTAAGCTAGTAACTACTAAGTTACCTGCTACTATCGATCACCCCCGGAAAGGAGCCTTGCTACGTCTATAGAAAATATAAGTAGGATAGTCAACCAATCTACCCTAAAGAACGTTATAATAGAACCGATAACAACTTTAGGGAGGTTAGTATGAAGGTCTGTCCAGAATGCAGTCGTAACGAGCAAGAAACCAAGTTTTACCGAAAATCTACTCACTGCCAGGACTGTAACGAGAAATACGCCAAAGGAGTGCTCAACACTCTGCGTGGACATTACCAGCCTGAGTACCCAAAACACATCCAAGATTACTTGGACAAGAGGCGAGAAAAGCTGGAAAAACAAGAAAAATAAGAATATTTACAAAATTAATGAAGTTTGGGGAACTTTTTCATTAAAACTATTGTCGAATAGGGGTGGGGTTCCATTTTAGCTATCACTAAGCGTGTTTCTGGGTAAAAGCTGATTACTTGTCCTCACCTAGTCACCCCGGACGGTTGTGAAGCACAACTCCCGTGACAGGCCGGAATAGACGGCCACCCAATTCCTGTCTTAAGCCGCAGGCTTATACCTGCTTGCACCCCATCATTCAGTCTTTCAGTGCTGATAATGATGGTATGGAGGGGTGTAAAAGCCCCTCCTCCTAACACCTGTCCCGATCTGGAGAAACAGTGACCGATGATTCCAACGGAAAGGAGTGTGATCCTGTCTCCGTCCCGACTGACCTAAAAGAACAAGCTACCGACGGGAGTCCGTTGGCAAATGGTCGGGTACTGGTTAAAACCCCTGATCTGAAGTTCAGGAAGCAGGGGAACAAGCAGTTGTTCGCCAAGGGCAATAAGCCTCCTGGTCGTACTCCTGGTAGCAAGAATAAGCTGACGGCGCTTGCTGCTGAGATGATCGGTGAGAAGGCTGACAAGATCATTGCCAAGGTCATTAAGAAGGCCCTTGACGACCTAGATCGAGATCAGATGGCCTGTTTAAAGCTATTAGTTGAGCGTATCGCTCCGGCTACCAAAGCCATCGACATTACCTCGATCAACAAGGACGAGAAGACAATCACCATCTCTGTTGAGGGTGTTACGGTACACGAAAACACTATGAATGCTGTAGAAGCTGAAGTAGTGGATTTTATCGAGGAGAACAAAGATGAGTGACTTTGAGCAGCAGGTAGGAATGACCTACAACGAAGCTCTAACTTACCTCTTCCTGTCAACACTCGATGGGACACTAAGTGAGGGCGACTACTACCGAGTCATAGAGCAGGACGGATTTACAATAGTAGCTACTGCTAAGTATCTTAAGGATAAGAATGGCAACTCTTAGTGTTCAGCTACATCCTGGACAGTTAGCCGTCTTTAAATCCAACAAGAAGCGTAAGGTAGTCTGTGCAGGACGCCGATTCGGTAAGACAGAACTAGCTGCTTGGGTACTGATTACAGAAGCCCTGAAGTCTGAAAAGCTCGATGTCTGTTATGTCTGTCCTACCTTTGCAATGGGTAAGCAGATTATCTGGGATAAGCTGAAGACGCTTGGTAGGGACGTAATCAAAGACGCACACGAGAATACAGCGATGCTGACCTTGATCAATGGTCGGCGTATCTTCGTTAAGGGTTCTGACCGTCCTGACACTCTGCGTGGTGTTGGTTACGCCTACATCGTTCTCGATGAAACGGCTGACATGAAGCCTGAGACATGGGAACTAGCTCTGCAGCCTACCCTGGCTGACTGTGATGGTGGTGCTCTGTTCATCGGTACACCGAAGGGTAAGAACTGGTTCTATGACCTGTACCTGAACGCTGACAGCGATCCTGAACATTGGGAGTCTTGGGCCTTCAAGACAATCGACAATCCGTTCCTGAACCGGGAGGTTATCGAGAAGGCACGACTAACCATGTCCAGCTTTGCATTCCGTCAGGAGTATGAAGCTACCTTCGAAAGTGCTGGTTCTGGTCTGTTCAAGGAAGAATGGTTCACCAACAAGCTGGTAGACGAAGCCCCGTTTAAAGGTGGTTTTACCTTTATGGCTGTTGACCCTGCTGGCTTTGCAGACATTGAAAAAGAAGCACAATTAAAAAACAACAGACTTGATGACACAGCTATCGCCATTGTAACAGTAGCGCAGGAAGGCTGGTTCGTCAAGGAAATTATCGCTGGACGATGGGACGTAAGGGAAACCTCAATCAGAATCCTAAGAGCCGCACAAAAGCATCAGGTAAGCACAATCGGAATCGAGAGTGGAAGCCTAAAGAATGCCCTGGCTCCTTACATGGAAGACCAGATGCGGAGACTGAATGTCTACCCGCATATCGAAGCTGTAAGCCACGGCAAACAGAACAAGACTGAGCGTATTGTCTGGAGCTTGCAGGGTCGTATGGAGCATGGTCGTGTGTGGTTCCAGAAGGGTGATTGGAACAGGAAGTTCCTACAGCAGTTACTGGACTTCCCGAACCCTAAAGTCCACGACGATATGGTAGATGCTCTGGCTTACATCGCACAAATCGGTATCGGGGATTACTCCCAAGTGTTCGAGATGGACGACTTTACCCCCTTAGACGAAATCACAGGTTATTGATGAAAGTATGTACGTGCTGTAAGCAGGCTAAGGCAATTAGCGAGTTTAACAAGCATCCTACACACAAGGATGGTTATAACTACAAATGCAAACCTTGCGAGAAAGAGTACAAACGACAGCACCGACTCAATAATCCTGAGAAGTATCGGCAAAAGAATAAAGAACGATATGCTGCTGCTAAGGCTAAGAATCCAAACCTTGGTAAAGAAGCCTACATGAAACGAGAAGGTAATGCGATTCGTGAACGAGGCTTTAAGCGTAATCCTAATGGTCTGGGGCGTGACCTGAGCAAACGCCGGAAGACTAGTAGTCAGTATCAACATCGGAGGCGTTCTTTGCAAGCTAAGGTTGTTTGGTCTGAATTTGACGAGTTTGTTTTTGAGGAAGCTATCGACCTTCGTAACCGCAGGCAGGAACTAACAGGCTTTAACTGGCATGTTGACCACATTGTTCCGCTGCGTAATGAGGATGCCTGTGGCCTACATAACGGCTTCAATCTCCAAGTTGTTCCGGCTAAGTGGAACATAGATAAGAAGCACAAGCACATGGACACATATTTCCCTATTGACGGCTAACTATGATCGAATACAACGACGAAACACCACAAGACGAGTTCAAAGAGTTGGCTGAGTGGATTACTGAGCGTACTGACGCATGGCGTGAGCATCGTCAGCAGAACTACGATCCTAAGTGGGCTGAGTATTACAACATCTGGCGTGGTATCTGGACTGGTGACAGCAAGACTCGTGAGTCTGAGCGTGCCAAGCTGATTACTCCTGCCACCCAACAGGCTATTGAAAGCCATGTGTCTGAGGTGGAAGAGGCTATCTTTGGTCGTGGAATGTTCTTCGACTGTGAGGTAGACACTACTGAGCAAGACCCGAACGGTCAGATGGCTGTGGAGATGATTAAGAACAATCTCACACAGGACTTCAAGCGAGACAAGATTCGTAAGGCTGTGGGTGACTGTCTGCTCAATGGTGCGATCTTCGGTACTGGCATCGGTGAAATCGTCGTCAATGAGGTAGCGTACCGGGAACCAGCTACTCAGCCTCTTGGCCCGGGTATGGTCGCTGTAGGCTCTTCTGAGAAGCAGCGGTTCTCTGTCAAGCTGAAGCCCATCCAGCCGAACAACTTCCTGATTGAGCCTAATGCCAAATGCGTAGATGAGGCTCTTGGATGTGCTGTAGAAGAGTTTGTATCCCTCCATTCCATTGTCAAGGGCATGGAAGATGGTATTTACCGTGATGTGGATATTGGCACTGACGAGCGGGACGATAAGCTGTCTCCTACTTTCGAGGATACTGAACGCGATCCTGACAGAGTAAAGGTACTGCGCTACTACGGTCTTGTGCCTAAGCGTCTGTTGGAAGCTGGGGACAGCGAGGTAGTCGAACTGTTTGATGAGGAAGAAGATACCTCTGACGGTGTAGTAGACAATTATCGTGAACTGGTAGAGGCAATCGTTATTATCGTCAACGACGGTAAGGTGATCAAGGCGGAAGCCTCCCCGTACATGATGCAGGATCGTCCTATTCTGTCGTTCCAAGATGACATTGTACCGAACTCCTTCTGGGGTCGTGGTATCGCTGAGAAGGCGTATAACAGTCAAAAAGGCTTGGATGCAGAGGTACGTAGCCGTATCGACAATCTGGCCCTTACAAGCGTTCCTATGGTCGCTATGGATGCCTCCAGACTGCCTCGTGGAGCCAAGTTTAAGATTCAACCGGGTGGTTCTGTACTGACCAATGGTAATCCTGCTGAGATTATTAAGGAATTCAAGTTTGGAAACCTTGATCAAAATAGCTACCAGCAGTCTAGAGAGTTTGAACGCATGCTTCTCCAGGCTACCGGAACCACTGATGCCGGTGCTGTTAGCTCTGCTGTTGGCGGGGAAACCAATAATGGCGCTCTCAGCATGGCTCTTGGTCTGCTTATCAAGCGTAATAAGCGAACTCTGGTTAATTTCCAAGAAAACTTCCTCATTCCTCTAGTTGAGAAGGCTGCTTGGCGTTACATGCAATATGACCCGGAGCGTTATCCGGCTAAAAACTTCAAGTTTGTGCCTGTTGCCTCGATGGGCATCATGGCACGAGAGTACGAACAGCAGCAATTTGCCTTCCTGTTGCAGACTATGGGGCCTGAAAGCCCTTTCTATCCGCTGATACTCAACAGTATCGTGGATAACTCGTCTGTGCATAACAGGGAACAGCTTCAGGCAGAGATTGCACAGCGTTCCCAGCCCTCTCCGGAGCAGCAACAGCTTCAGCAACTGCAACAACAGATTGCTATCGCTACTGCACAGGCTGAGTTGGCTAAGAAACAGGCTGAAGCCACTAAATTGCAGGCTGAAGCACAGCAAGTACAGCTTGAAACGGAGTATCTGCCTCAGAAGATGCAGGCTGAAATCATCGCTGCTACGACTAACAACCTTGATGAAGACCCGACAGACAAGGCATTTAAGCAGCGTTTGGAACTGACGGATCGCCTGCTGAAAGAGCGTGAAATCAAGGCCAAAGAACGTATGGTGGATGTCCAGATGGAGGGCACTAAAGCTTCTGTAACCGCTAAGTTCCAGTCTGACGCAGCTAACGCCAAGCTTAAAGAGATGGAAGACATGGTTAAGCGTATGTCTGAAGACAGGGACACTCCTAGTGAGATCACCCTTGATGCAGACGGTAAGATTGCTGGCCTGATGAAGAACGGTAAGTTGGTTAAGCGGGTTAAGCGTGGTGCTGATAAGAAGCCCACTCATATTGAATCAGTTAAGGAGTAATTATGGCAGCAGGATACAACGTAACATTGCGTAATGCACAGCTTGACGCTATTACTACTTTTGCTGGCAATGGCGCAAAGCTGCGTATCTATGACGGTACACGCCCTGCTACTGGAGGGGCTGCTACTACCCTGTTGGCAGAGTTCACTTTGGGTAGCCCCTTTGCGGGGGCTGCTGGTACAGGCTCCTTGTCTGTTACCTTGCCGTCTAACGTAAACGCCTCCGCCACGGGCACTGCTGCCTGGTTTCGTATTGTGAAATCAGATGGCACTACGCACGTCTTGGATGGCTCTGTTGGTGCCGAAATGACATTGAACACTACTTCCCTTGTGTCTGGTAACCCGGTTAGTGTCATTAGCTTTGCGATTGCACGTGGGAACGCATAATGGCTATCCCACTTACCAATCTCCACAAAGGTAGGGTAGCTGACCAGGTGGCGCAGAACTTGGTAGGTTTGCAGACGGATATGCGTCGTAATGCTACCTTGCATAAAAGTGCCGCCCAAGCACAGAGCGTGCCGCTAGACACACTACAGACCTGGGTTCAGACGTGTGCTTTGGAGTACCTACGCAGGTTCAAATGGATTACTGATCTGCGAGCTGATCCTGTGCGTAAGCAAAGATTGCTGGACGCTATTGCTGCAAAAGGATGGGTGGAGACAGACATCGTAGATGTGCTTACTCCCATGCGACAAGCTGCTATAACGCTTCGGGATGCATCAAAAGCCTCGTATGCTGACATTATTACTGCTTGTGATGCCGTGTTGTCTGCTGTAGAAGCTCCCGACAGCCTCTGGCCGGAGTAACCTATGGCCTTCCCACAAGGCGTAAATTTTCGTGACTCTGCCGGTTTTGTTACAGACGGGACCAATGAGGATTGGGAGAAGGGGTCAAACTCTGGCTCACAGACATACCCTAAAACCTCGGCTCAGGGCAACACATATGGTACAGAAGGTGCTTCTACATTCAGTGCGGTAGACCGTAATAGTGGTGTAGATCGTCGTCTTGCAGGCATTAACTATACCTCTACTATTGGTACAACGTGGCGTATTGACCTACCAAGTGCAGGTAACTATAACGTCAGGTTTGCTGCTGGTGACTACTCCTTTAGTAACAATACTGATTGGGACATCTATGATGGTACAACGAAGTTAGCTGCTCTCACCACGGGCTCTACTTCGGGGGGACAACGCTGGAAGGATGCCAATAACGTTGAATACACGGCTGCTACGTGGCCTACAAGTAACCAGCCTAAGTCGTTCACCTTTGCCACGACTATTTGCCGGATTAAGACAGCAAACTCATCCGGTAATGCCGTTGTATCTCACTTTTACATTGAGTCTGCTTCCCCGAGCAATCCAACAGCAACAATATCATGGACTGAGGAAAACGACACACCAAGCATAACTGGCATCGTTACCAATTTAGGCCAGCTTAGTTGGACAGAAGCAAATGACACGGTAAGTATCTCTGCAACACATGATACGCCCACAACTACGGGGGCTGTCTCGTGGACGGAAGAGAACGACACACCAAACGTGCAGGCTTACGTACAGGCCATAGCAGCGATTTCTTGGACTGAGGATAGTGACACCCTCACCAGCATGGCTGAAACGGTTGTAGAGCGTTCTGGTGGTGGTGTTGGACATGCCCAAAAGAGGCGATACAGGGTAGGTAATAGGGTAGTTGAAGTTACTCCTGCTGAACTGAAGAAGGTAATAGAGCAAGAGATTCTGGCTCAAGAGCAGAAAGCAGAGAAGAAGCTCAACCCTGCTCA